ATGCAGAAAGTCTATGTTGTCCAGTCCGTATCAACAGGGGACTTTCTGTATCTCTCTCCTGAAACGGGCGACATCGGACATACCAAATTAATCACCAATGCCGATTATTTCTACGACTTCGAAGAAGCGATTAACGCAGGTTTGGAAGAAATCGGCAACCAATACGAATTTGTCGTATTCGGATTTTTGAAAGACTGATTTTCGGATGTTCGGCGGTCGTCTGAAAAACGCTCCATCCATTACCGCCAAACACTTTTTGAAGGAAAATATCATGAAATTTATTAACACCTGCCGTAAATACGGCGCAAAACTGGCTGTTGTAACAGCTGCTCCCCTGGCTTTGGCCGCACATGCAAATGCAACGTTGCCCGATACGGCAAAAAACGCTTTGGAAGCCGCAAAAGCGGACGGTATGGAAGCCGGTTGGATTGTAGTGGGCATTTTCGCCGCGCTTTTTGTATTTTCCATCGTTAAGAGAGTGATGAAGTAAGACGGCATGTACTACCAAGTCGGAAATAAATGTCTTGAGAAGCACCAGGCTGAAAACCTTTATTTCAGCTTGGTAGTACCAAGAATCAAAGAAAACGGACAGATTGTCAGGCCGGAATATAACGGCAGCCTGTGGAAGATGTCGGACGGTCAGCCGCTAAGGCTTTTATTGGCGGAATGCAGTCCGAAAGACAACCTGCAAAGCGGTCTTGAAACAGGCTGGATAGTATTCGGCATCCTCGCGTCCGTTTACTTTGTTTCCCTGCTGAAAAAGGTTTTGAAATGATGGATTTTTATTTTTATCTCGGCGTTTCCGTACCCGTATTAATCGGGGCGGTTCTGTTTAAGAATTGAGCGCATGAAGTTATGGTGTCAAAATCAGGCTTTTAATTAGACATTTGAGGCTTGAAACCATGAATAAAAATGAACGTGACTTTTTCTATATATCAAATTCTGATTTAGATAAATTGTCAGAATCTTATCCTGATAGGCCTCTTTCTTATGTGTTTTATTGTTATTTGAAAGAAACTGGTCTATTGAAAAATTTCTCAATGGATAAATGTCATAATTTTTTTAATAGAATTAATTTTAATGAATCTTGCTTTGAAATTAAATTCAAGGATGATTCATTTTTCATTATTGGCAATGGAAAAATTGATGTTTCGGATTCTAATAATTTCTTTTCTGTTTCTTTTGAGTGCTAAATCTTTTTCAGCAGATTTAGAAATTAAAAATGGGAAATTGATGTATGCACTTTCGGAAAAATATAACGATAATGGATTTAAGGCATACAAAGTTTTAGGTGAGGGAGGAGGAATTCATACAGAATATAATTACAAATTTGATAAAAGTTTGAATTTGAATGTATTAGAAAGTTCAACAGGCGCACGCTCTCTTGAAAAAGTCCCCGTTAAAGTAACTGCATCAGTTTCCCGCGCCGCCGTCTTGTCAGGAGTCGGCAAACTTGCCCGCTTAGGCGCGAAATTAAGCACAAGGGCAGTTCCTTATGTCGGAACAGCCCTTTTAGCCCATGACGTATACGAAACTTTCAAAGAAGACATACAGGCACAAGGCTACCAATACGACCCCGAAACCGACAAATTTGTAAAAGGCTACGAATATAGTAATTGCCTTTGGTACGAAGACAAAAGACGTATTAATAGAACCTATGGCTGCTACGGCGTTGACAGTTCGATTATGCGCCTTATGTCCGATGACAGCAGATTCCCCGAAGTCAAAGAATTGATGGAAAGCCAAATGTATAGGCTGGCACGTCCGTTTTGGAATTGGCATAAAGAAGAACTGAATAAATTAAGTTCTTTGGATTGGAATAATTTTGTTTTAAATCGTTGCACATTTAATTGGAATGGCGGAGATTGTTTGGTCAATAAAGGTGATGATTTCAGAAATGGGGCTGATTTTTCCCTTATTCGCAATTCAAAATACAAAGAAGAAATGGATGCCAAAAAGCTGGAAGAGATTTTATCGTTGAAAGTCGATGCCAATCCCGACAAATACATAAAGGCAACCGGTTATCCCGGTTATTCCGAAAAAGTAGAAGTCGCACCCGGAACAAAAGTGAATATGGGTCCCGTCACGGACAGGAACGGGAATCCCGTTCAGGTTGTCGCAACATTCGGCAGGGATTCGCAAGGCAACACCACGGTGGATGTTCAAGTAATCCCGCGTCCCGACTTGACCCCCGGAAGCGCGGAAGCACCGAACGCACAGCCGCTGCCCGAAGTATCGCCCGCCGAAAACCCCGCAAACAACCCGAACCCCAATGAGAACCCCGGCACGAGCCCCAATCCCGAACCCGACCCCGATTTGAATCCCGATGCAAATCCCGATACGGACGGACAGCCCGGCACAAGACCCGATTCCCCCGCCGTTCCGGACCGCCCAAACGGTAGGCATCGCAAAGAAAGGAAAGAAGGCGAAGACGGCGGGCTTTTGTGCGATTATTTTCCGGAAATCCTAGCCTGTCAGGAGATGGGCAAACCTTCAGACGGCATGTTTCACGATATAAGCATACCGCAGGTTATAGACGATAAAACATGGTCTTCACATAACTTTTTACCGTCTAACGGCGTATGTCCGCAGCCGAAAACCTTTCATGTTTTCGGTAGGCAATATCAGGCAAGCTATGAGCCGTTATGCGTGTTTGCCGAAAAAATCCGTTTTGCCGTACTGCTCGCCTTTATCATTATGTCGGCTTTTGTCGTTTTCGGTTCGTTGAAGGGGAAATAAATGCCATTACTTGCCGGTCTGATTCCACTTTTAGGCATACTTCTGAAAATGCTGATTGTCAGAATAATCCTTGCAACAGGTCTGACATTTGTAACCTATGCCGGGTATCTCATCGCGCTGGAAAAGTTCAAAGACTACACGTCAAATGCGATCAATTCCATGCCTTCCGACATACTGAACCTTCTTTTAATTTCGGGATTCGGTCAGGGGTTGGGCTACCTGTTCGGCGCATTCTCGTTCTTCATTGGTATGCACGCATTCAAAAAACTGACGTTTGTCTTTCCAGGATGAGGTAGAAGCATGATTTATCTGTTTACAGGAAACATGGGGACAGGCAAAACCTCCCGCGTCGTCTCTATGATTTTGAACAACGAAGACGGATTGTTCAAAATGAAATTGGAAGACGGCACAGAGGTAGACAGACCGCTTTATTTCTGCCATATCGACGGATTGGATAAACGGCAGTTTAAAGCCCACGAACTGACGGAAGAGCAAATCATGTCCGCCCCGCTTCGTGATGTCATACCGGAAGGCGCAGTGCTGATTGTTGACGAAGCGCACTACACTTATCCGGTACGCGCGGCAGGCCGTCCCGTTCCGCCTTATATTCAGGAACTGACAGAACTCCGCCATCACGGGCATACCGTTATTTTGATGACGCAGCACCCGAGCCAACTTGATATATTCGTCCGCAACCTTGTTTCAAAGCATGTACACCTTGAACGCAAGGCAATCGGAATGAAACAGTATTATTGGTATAAATGCGTAACCTCGTTGGACAATCCCGCAGGCGTAAGCGGCGTAGAAGTCGCAAGTTGGAAACCGCCGAAAGAAGCCTTTAAATACTATAAATCAGCAAGCCAGCACCAAAAGTTCAAGAAAAAAGTACCTTGGGCGGTTTGGGCGTTGATTGCGATTGTAGGGTTTGTAGGCTGGAAAAGTTACGGCATTTTTAAAGTTTACAGCAAAGCCACAGACAGCCGGATTGAGCAGGAAGCGCAAAAAGAAAGCGTTGTGCAGACGATGACGGAGCAGCCTGCATCATCAGAGGAAATGCCTTTAAAAAATTCAGACAATTTGAAACCTGAAGACTTTGTGCCGACTTTACCCGAAAAGCCCGAAAGCAAGCCTATTTATAACACAGTCCGACAAGTAAAAACCTTTGAGCAAATCGCCGGATGTATAGACGGCGGAAAATCAGATTGCACATGCTATTCAAATCAAGGAACACCCTTGAAAGAAATAACAAAGATAATGTGTAAAGAATATGTGAAAAACGGGTTGCCTTTCAATCCTTATAAGGACGAACAGCAAAGGACGGAACAGGTGGAACAGTCCGCGAAAGCGGACAAGCCGCAAGTTCTCGTAATGGGCGGAAAGCCGTAGCAAAATCTCATGTACGACAACTGAAGAGCGCGGAAAACCGTTTGAAGGAATTGGCGGCGGAGTCGTAAAGCAGAAAGTTCAATCCCTACCCCTCAGGATGGCTTGAGCTGAGTGAAGGGGGTTAATTGCTAGAATGGCTGTTTTTTTTAAAGTGTCTCAGTCTGGAATCGCTTCGTTCGGGGGTTGTAGGTGCAGGAAAATAGGGCAGAAAAAAGGAAAAGGGGGAAGCTTTGTAAAGATTGGGCGCGCTTTTTACCCAATCTTTATGAATACCCCCTTTTCCTTTTTTATGAACTGTTTTTCAATACCGGAAACCCCCGAACGGAGTGATTCCAGACTGAGATACGCCCAAAAAAAATCAGACATTCGGGTCGCAACAGAAACCTTTACCAAAACCTGCGACCCCAATAAAATCAGATACGGCAAAGGCGATAAGCTTCAAGCCCTGAATGAGTAAATCAGCCCATTGAGGGCTTGGCGTTTGACGAAACACCAAGTAAAGCCCACGACTTCGAAAGTACGGCCAAAGCGTACAGCTTGTAAGAAAGATAGAAGCGTGGGCTTTCGTACATCTTAAGTTTGAACACTATCTAGGGCAAAAAGCCCGAATTAATAAGGTTAAACCATGTACTTAGGAATAGACGTTTCAAAGCTCACAATAGATTGCTGTTTGATTGTAGACGGTCAAAATTATCAAAAGAAGTTTCAGAACAACAAAGGAGGATTTGAACAATTAATAAATTGGCTACAAAGTCATAAAGTAAACGATAAGCTCCATTGCGTGTGCGAAGCAACAGGCACATATTACGAAGCATTAGCCGAATATCTTTATTCAAGATATACAATTACCGTAGAGAATCCACGAAAGATAAAAGGATATGCGATAGCAGAACTACAACGATCAAAAACAGATACACAAGACGCAAAGTTGATAGCCCAATATTGCCAAGACCGAAAGCACAAATTAAAAGCATGGAAACCGCCGACAAAAGAACAGAAGCAATTACAGGAAATCGCCCGATATTTAGACTATCTGAAACAGCAACGCGCAACAGAAAAAGCTAAACAACACGAAGCACCCGACTATATCAAATCCCATATTCAAACAACTATTTCAAACCTGACAGCACAAATACAGATAGTCAAAAAGCAATTACTCCAGTTCTACAAAGACAATCCAAGTTATAACAATCTACGCAAAAGGCTGAAAACAATAACAGGCATAGGCGAGCAAGCGACAGCAGTATTGCTATCAACCTATAAAAGACATGAATTTAAAAATGCAAGACAGTTCACGGCTTATCTAGGCCTAGACCCTAGAAAATTTCAATCAGGAACAAGCGTGAACGGAAAAAGCAGAATATCAAAAATAGGAAGTTCGGAAATAAGGAAAAGCCTTTATATGCCTGCACTTGTTGCATATCGTTGTAATGCCTTCCCTGAATTTGTAGGGCGTCTGAAAAATAAAGGGAAGCATATAAAATTGATATTAATTGCCATCATGCGGAAACTGGCGGTAATAGCGTTTACGATTTTGCAAAACGGCCAAGATTTCCAAGTGGAAAGATATAAATAAAAAATTAAACTGGGCTTTCGCCGGTGATTTTCAATTTATTGAAAATAAAGTATAAATTAAAACATCAAATCCATTCAAAACGAAACAAACATCCCGAAAAAGTCGGGGTGCGCATTCTTGCAACTTCAAGAAATGTAAAGTTATTTGACCGTGAAATACACTATCTTTTTTTCAACAAGCCACCACAGCAATCAGACAAAAGCAACCCACCGCCACACCCATGTCGGCAGTACGGCCGGACAAACCACCATCCGAAGCGGCGGGGATACCACCCTCAAAGGTGCTCAGCTTATCGGCATAGGCATACAGGCAGACCCCCAACTACAACCCTGACGACTATTGGTGGAACCGATATTAACTGACCCCCAAAAGTTGGACAGTTTAATCAAGCGGCTTTCAGGGACTGAATTCTGTACTGAACAGGGCTCAGTCCTTTTAATTTCAACTTGATTCTATCGTTGTTGTAGTAACGGATATATTCGTGCAGTACAGCTTCCAATTCGGTAACGGAATCATATTTGCACGTATGGAAACATTCCGATTTCAACGTTCCGAAGAAACTTTCCATTGCCGCATTGTCCAAGCAGTTTCCCTTGCGGGACATACTCTGAACCAGACCGTTGTCTTTCAACTGCTTTTGATAAATATCATGGATATGCCGTTTCAAATCGGCATATTTGTCTTCTGCCGATTGGACAACCAATTGGTAATAGAAGGTGCCGCGTGGCAGTCCGACAATCACCAACAGCAGTTCAACGGATGGCAT